ACCTGCTGCTGTAATCATTGAAGCCGCATCTTGCCCAAAGTCAGCGCCTACTTGGTAAATGAAGTCCACTGAATCAATAGCGATTGCTTGACCAGTCGGGACATTGACATAAGCCGATAGATCGATTGTATCTTGCACTCTAGTCCCTGATGCTGATAATGCGGGAAGTTGTATAGTCTCGGAGAGGTAAAAACTACCGGTCTTTGCTGTGGCCATACCCCACTGCAGTCGGAGCCGGTGTATAAACTACACTAGGATTCAATCTTCTCTTAATCAGACTGTACGCGAGAAGGGTTCTTATCCCAGTCCGCCTAGGACGGCTTGCCCTCCGGTCGTGTCGTGAGGCTACTGGGGGTTCGTCTTTTCCCCCCTCGGGGGGGGATTTTCATGCATTTGATAAATCCTACATAGGGAAAAAAAATGATGATGATGATTATATAGTAGGGGCCCCTAGGGTAAAACATGCCAACAATAAGCATAACAATTACAGAAAAAGCATACGACCTATACCGAAGTTGGGAAAAAGGGCAGCGATCACAGCGTGTATCTGCTGCAATCTCCCTCTGGAACGCTCAAGTGATTGAAGCAAAGCACGCAGTGAGGGATGAAGAATGAAGCAATGTGACCTATGCAATATTGTTGGGACAGAAGAGACAGAGCTGATTACAAATATCTTTATTAAGATATTAAATGAAGAATATGAAATCTGTTATTTGTGTAAATCATTTGTCCTACATCTAATTAAACAGAGGGAAGAAGAATGAATATTTGTGATTGTGAAATTAAAGAAGACGGAAGATATTATTTGATGGAAAAGGTTTGCATCATTTGTGGTCTTCATATACCGGAGGATGAAGAATGAGAAATAGATCAGACACATACCGAAAGATATATTCAAAGTATCGAGAAGATCGAATGCAAGAAGTTCTCGATTTAAAAAGAGAAGTTAGAGAATTAAAACAATTAGTGGAATTCCTTTGTGACAAGGTGTTTGAATGAATGAAGAACAAGCCGATGAACTTATCGAGATTCTCAAAGATATATTGAAAGTTTTCAATAGCTTGTCGATGAAGCCTTAATCACCAACCGCCCCCATGATATTCATGGAGGAAGCGATCTAAGTCGCTACGCTCTTCCCTGCGTGGCTCCCTGACTTCAGGACGATCTCTTTCAGGTAATGGCCGGCCGGGAAAAGGTAGATCGTGTTTGATGATCGTCGCTTGTTCTTTCTCACTAATATCATCCCAAGTTTGACTGATTCTTTCTAAGTCAACAAATTCTTGAGCGGTGAGAACATCATCAATGTGTTTTCTCATGCGACGATCATCAATATGAATATCTCTAAAGATAGTCGAATACATCATATCAACTCTGTTGAGCGAGTTCGTATGATCGATACATCCTCATGATTCGAATGTATTCTTGCTCTTCAAATGCCATTCCACGGAGAACAACTCTGCATGCTGGAATTTGTAAGGTATCTGAAGCGGCAATATCTGAAGCGTGAGATACTACCAAGAATCTAGTAATATAAAGTCTATCATTGTTGGTTGGTTCACCCGATCCGAAATAGGTATTACGGAGTTTGGTGAGTAGAGCCTGACCACCCACTTCATTGTCAACAGCTAAGACAGTATTGTTTCCTAGAATAACTTGAAGCCAGTCCAAGGTCGAATCACCATAACTAGGGTTACCATCGGAGGGTGATGTTACGTTAGTAATGAACTCCTCAATCATTGAGGTTGGATCAACAGGACCAGAAGTTACTACTGTAACCATTTCAACAAAGAAGTTGTAGGCGACGGGTGATCCTGCTTGTCCAATGGTTGAACGATATGGTCCCGGATCTAAAAGCGCTCTATCATCAGTATAGAAAGTTAAATCATTTTGCCTAGTATATCCACCGAGATCGATAAAACCTTGCCAATAAGGAACATCGACACCACCGAAGCGGGAATAGTTAACCCATTCCCCTGGTACCTCCCAAGCGCCACCCGGGCCATATGTAGCATCTAGCGCAGGTATAATCTTGTTTAGTTTAACCATTTGATTTGCTGAAGGTTCTTTTGCCATAATCTCATCTCTCATATGCCCTGCGGGCGGTTTTTCTAACTTGACCTTTCTTTGTAGATCCTTTGCGCATCTCTTTGTGGGCTTTCTTTGCTAATGCTCCGAAGGTCATTCTAGGATGCTGCTTCTTTAGGCGCTTGTAAATAACACCATACTTCTTAGAATATGCAGAGGCTTTACGCTTAACCTTCTTTTCAGTTCTGGCAGCAATGCGAGCACCTTCTACAATATCACCGGGTAGATCCTCGACAACATACTTGACGGTCTTCTTGCCGGCCTTCTTACCTTCAGCCTTGGCTTGTTGTTTAACGCCAGCCATGAAGGCTGCGGCTATGACCTCAGCCAAATCCACGGCAATCAAGCCTCAGCAGTTGATTGAATTGCTATTGCCATCCAGTCCTTTGTGCCTAGTCGTACAATTCTGCATCGAACTCTTGCAGTGACATAGACAGTCGAACCACCTATTGCACTAGCATCAACGCCAGCGTTTAGATAAAGGGTGTCATTCACTACTAGGAACATTTCACTCAAGTTAGTTGGTCCAAAGTTATCTGGATAGAGATCGGCTGCATGCGATACAATATTGTTAGCGCCATCGATATTAAGAGCCGATGATGCAACTAATGAATGATTGTCTGCTCGAACAAATGTTGTTCCGGGGTTTAGATCCACAAGTTGTGCAGAGATGGCACCATGACCTGCTGCTGTAATCATTGAAGCCGCATCTTGCCCAAAGTCAGCGCCTACTTGGTAAATGAAGTCCACTGAATCAATAGCGATTGCTTGACCAGTCGGGACATTGACATAAGCCGATAGATCGATTGTATCTTGCACTCTAGT